CCCTTGCGGACTAGCGTCAGAGCTGTAGATCATCGAGATTGGGAGCTAACCCAATCTCTATCCTACTATAACTTAACGTTACAGTAGGAAAGATCAAGCCGGCCTGTATCGATCCACGAATATTTCTTGGTCATGCAGAGAAATCTACACCTCGCGGTGAGACTCTTAGGGGACAAGATATTAAATTGTCTCCTAATTAGCTTACGACGTTGTACTCAGGTATTAAAATACCCAAGGTACATCGTATTCGCTTTACAGAGTCCGACCAATTCTCAAAACGCAAAGTGTTTTTTCCTTAGCTTTTTAAGCGTAGAATTAAAAACACACCTGATCTTACTTTCGTAAGTCAGCCGTTTGAGATAGGGGTCGTCCTGCTCAGCTATGATAGGTGCCCGGGATAATTTATCTCGGACATCTAGCACGCGTTCCGCATGGGTTACAATTTCGTAAGGGATCCTTGTTATGGATGTCGGTTCTCTAAGTAGATGAATATCTACATTGAGAGCCAACATATTTCTTGTGGCTCGAGAGCCAAAGAAACTCCGTAACAAAGGGTAAGGTAACAGGTCCAATCGACCATAGGCATCGAAAATCGATACCAATGGTGATGGATCCTGACACCGAACAGCATTGTGTATACTGTTCCAAGATGGAACAGATACCAAATGACCATCCTTCACGATTCGGCGACAAAACTCGAAAGTCTTGAAACCGACAACCACCTTTCGGTGGTTAATCGGAACACCAAGAGCTGCTAGTATCTCGATGTATGCCTCAGCGACCTTACGGCCGCTAATGACAACATCATCACCCACCACAGCATAGCCACGGAACTCGGGGGAAACCCCCGCGAGGACTTTGGCCATCTGGACAATGGCGTGATTTGTGAGTGCTAGCAGAGGAAAGCTCGCATAGGCACCCATAGGTTGACCAGTCGAATAGCGGAGATTTTCCCCTCGAAAGGAGAAATCCCTATCAACTAAAATGGATTTCAAGTCCAGTTTAAATTGATCTATATCAGACAGTCAACTATGGCGCAATACAGGTTCCAGGAAGGCAAGACCTACATCGACAGGGAGAGTATCTGTAGCATTCGATAAATCGATGCTAAAGAGTTCCCCCCCTAGACTTTGAAGGTATCTTACCCCTTCTACATGGTCCTCCGTGAAATCAGTGATGATATCACGAAGGAGAAACGACAAGCAACGATGCAAAGGGCGCAAAGCGACCTGAG